ATTTTTGACCTTTTATCAGAAGGTAGTTATCACTGTAGGTGGGTCAGGCAGGACGGTGATAAAGCGTCTTTTCGGTAGCGAACCTAGCCATTCCCTTTGAACTATACCTTAACGCCTCTCAAGGTGCAAATCCTGCAATATTCGCTATTTTCAAACTGCTTATTGCTACGACTACGCTTGCAACCTTGGCAAATCCTAGTACCGAAATAACTTGATTTCGCTGAGTTTGCTGGTACAGGTTTTAAAGGATCGCTGCTCAATTGGTTGACCTCTAGGTGACAGTTTGGGCAAGAAGGTTTGCAATGGTTTCCATCGCAAAGATGGTGCAGGTTCATTTTGCTCTCTCATAGCTTGTGACTCCTTATTATCCGGCATTTTTGTCTATCCTCATGGCTAAAGTCAGGACTAATCTCGGCTACCTCACAGGCTAACCTTGGTGGCATATTATGCACTTTGATAGCCCAATAGATAGCTAATGCGCCACAAATGAACCAGAACACAATTATTAACTTCTCGGCAACTTTCATAGTTTCCTCCTGTAGTTAAGCTGCCCATAGATATTGCCCATGTAGAATATTCCTGTCAATTTATATTATCTATCGGCAACAGATAACTGATAGAAATAATTTTACACACAGTCATCATTTTTGGGTATAGTTCACTCACCGCAACACAGCGGCTACTAGGAGGCTAATATGAATAAATATGAACTGCAATATTATTACCTTAACGAAATACAGACAGGTCATCCAGATGATTTCTTGTGTGACCTAGACGATCAGATAATCGCTGAAGAATTTAGCAACATTCTTTCTATCTGGGCTAAGTATCGTCTTGATGCAGATAAGCTGCGCCAGCACATGAGCAATGAAATAGCTGCAATGATATGCAGAGCAACTAAATCCGCTCCTGACGTTGAACTGACTAGCCAAGATTACCGTGATTATGCTGAAGAATTGCGAGGCGAATAATGGAAAATCCAATAATCAGTGACGTTAGAACTCAGGCATATAAGGATGGTCTTGCTGAAGGTATGGAAATTGCCCGTCAAATGCTATGCAAAGCAATCGGTAAAGAATGTGATTCTTTTGGCAAGGCAGTCGGCAAACTAGATATGATGCTTATCGAAATGGAAAGGATGAAACGTGAACAAACTGCTATCGACGAATGATTGGTTTGCTAGACATCCAGTTTTCTGTGGTGTAATAATGATCGTTCTATATCTTATTTCATGTTCAATATGAGTAAATCCATACTAGACCCATCATTCAAATATGTTACTGCGTCTAATACAAACATTGCTAAGACGTTTGCAAAGGCTCGTAAGGAAATGCAAGCTAAAGCTAAACCGATACAACCTGTTCAGGAAGTTCGGCAATTCAATATTATGCAGTATAAAAAATTCAATAAAGGATAAATAATGTCTGAATATCAAGTGTACGCAAAGCTGCAAAAGGCCAGGATTAAACTACAGCAGTCAGCAATTAAGAAGTCAGGACACAATAAGTTTGCAGGTTATCAGTATTTCGAGCTTGGGGATTTTCTTCCAACCATTAACGAGATATTCAATGAACTTGGACTCTGCTCAGTCATCAGCTTTGATAAAGAGTTGGCTACTCTGCGTATTATCGATACTGATAACGGTGGGGCTATTACATTTACTAGCCCGATGGCTGATGCTCACCTAAAGGGCTGTCATCCGATCCAGAACCTCGGTGCTGTAGAGACGTACTCACGTAGATACCTTTACGTTACGGCACTTGAGATTGTTGAGCACGATGCACTAGACGCTACAACAGGCTCAGAGGCTCCTAAGTCAGCCAAACCTATTACTAAAGACGTATTCGATAGTATGACCAGCGAGGAACAGGAGGCTATCCGTAGCATTGGAGTTAATGTAATTTCATTACTTTCTATGGATGATGTAGCTGGTGCTGTTGAGTATATTGAACAATCAGAGTTAGACGCAGATTCTAAGACCGCCCTTTGGAGTCTGTTGGATAGTAAGCAAAGGGCAGCAATTAAAAAATATACGACAAGGTAAATATGCTGATAGATCTTCGCTCATTAAGTAATTGCAAATCAGATATTGAGAGATTTGATGCTTCATATATGCCTGAGCCTATTTCTGGTTGCTGGCTATGGTTGGGCTCGGAACAAGGATCAAATGGGTATGGGCGAATAAAAGCTAATGGCAAATATACTCAAGCCCACAGGTACTCATATAAAAGATTTGTTGGTGAAATTCCAAACGGAATGTTTGTTTGCCATAGATGTGACAATCCTGCTTGCGTAAATCCATATCATTTATTTGTTGGAACACATCAAGATAATACAGATGATAAAGTTAGGAAGAATAGGCAAGCTAAAGGAATTAAATTAGCTGAGGCACAATATAAAAATAGACCAAAAGGAGAATTAAACGGTGGTAGTAAATTAACTCAAGATCAAGTAGATCAAATACGCAGTCTTAATATGTCACAAAGAAAGATAGCAAAGATTTTTGGCGTATCTCAACCTCTAATATCAAAAATTAAACGTAAGGAAATGTGGAATGACTAATAAAGAATATAGCAATGAAAATCGCGGGATCTTGTCCAAGAACCTGAACAAAACGGCTGATAATCACCCAGAATATTCAGGCTCAATTAACGTAGGTGGAATTGATTACTGGCTATCAGCATGGATTAAAGAATCTAGCAAGGACGGTAAGAAGTTCTTTAGCCTGTCAGTTAAACCTAAAGATGCAAAGCCTAAAGCTAAACCTAAGCAGGAAGAAGATTTAGGGGATTTCGATCAGGATATACCCTTCTGAGCTACGGAGAGAAAGCAAGCTGGCAGGAGACTTTGGTCGGTTCACTCCTTCTTGTGAGTATCTCCACCCTTACGAGCCGAAAGCGAATTCTGTTCTTTGATTAACATAGGGTTCATCATACAGTGCAGCGAGTAGGCTCACCCAATACGCCTAGCCGATAGTGGCGCGTAACATCGGCAGCAGGGGCTAGAACCTCCTTTGCGATGCTCCAAATTCTAGTGACCCTGCACCAAGACGCATGACCATTGCTGGACTCTTTACGCGAGAGAGGACTAACCCAGAACCGGAAAGCCATAGAACACTAGGTCACTATGGTAGGCAAGACGGGGAAAGAGCAGTGGTCAGCCGTGTTGGTGTTGTTTGGTATTAACTTAGCCATCGGACTATAGAACCCGAGAGAAGCAACATCAACAACCAAGACGCATGAGGATTGGAAAGCAGGGCAGGTACATCCAATGCCCATAAAACGCTTAGAGTACAGTCCTCAGTCGTGTTGGTGAATGCGTAGGCTGATACGCGGTTTGATACAAGGCTCCTTAAATGGTTGCTTCGGTCTTGTATTAATCTGGAGAAGCCGGAGATCAGTACCGGCCACCAACAACCTTAACTATAGGAGAAATGCGTGATTCTTGATGAACTACAAAAACGATTCGACATTAAAAATGACCGTCAGCTATCCATTAAGCTAGGTGTAGCTGCTCCAGTAATTAGCCGACTGCGTAACGGTAAGGCTAAAGTCTCAGCAGAGATGATGATCGCTATCCATGAAGTATTCGGACTGCCTATTGCTGAGATTAAGGAACTGTCTAAATGAGTTGGAATATCGTAGAACTCGATGTAATCCGCTGGGCAGAAGCTAGGGGAATCATAGCTAACTCAGACTCTAAAACACAATTACTAAAAGCAGTCTCAGAAATGGGAGAGTTAGCAGATGCCATTATTAAACGGGATAGACCTGCTATTGTTGATGGTATTGGTGATGTGCTTGTTTGTCTTATTGTGGTGGGGGCTTTAGAAGACCTAGACCTAACGAGATGCCTCCAGGACGCTTACGACGAGATCAAAGACCGCAAGGGCTATCTCAATAAAGATGGAGTCTTCGTAAAGAATGAGTGACTCTATCAACCCTCAGCACTATCAAGATGGCGGTATCCAGACCATCGACTTTATCGAGGCTAAAGCCCTTAATTTCCACCTTGGTAATGTTGTTAAATACATCTCTAGGGCAGGTAAAAAAGGTGACAAGCTAGAGGATCTGCTTAAAGCTCAGTGGTACTTAAACCGCGAAATTGAAAGAATCTCCAATGGCTAGACCTCGGAAGAACCCAAATGATCCTAAGTGGAATGCTCAAAATATTGAACATAATGTGCATATAGAGCCAAATAATGCACATAAATCTAAACAAAAGCCAGATGAATGGATACTACTGTTTTCCTCAGCATTTGGCGGTTTAGTATCAAGAGGCGGTATGTCTATGGATCAAGCCATTAAAACAGCCTCACAATACGCTGATGAGGCTTATACAGCGATTAGCTCACCTCGAAATACTACGTGATCGTCATCCCATACCTGACATAGTTCTGGAGGCAATAAATGACCATCGACAAAGGTTAGAACTGCAAAGCCTGACCTATGATTCTTTGGATTGTCTTCAGAATACTCAAACTGACCACCATTAACGTCACACAAAGTACCTGTATCTACACCGTATCTATCTCCACGGTAATCAGACCAAGGCGTTACTTTAAGGGAATGTAAGTGCCCAGTTACGACGCTAATGCCAGCTTTCATGGTGTTGTTGTAAACAGCATGGATGCCATTATGATAACGATGCTTAATCATTGTGCTGTCATTGACCATAATACTGGTTGAGAACTTCCAACGTGGAAAATGGTCAGTAAGATTCATGCCTTCAACGCCTCGCCAAGTATCCCCTACCTGAGCCGCTAAACGGGCGTTAAAGCGCATATCGTGGTTTCCCCATGTCCAGTTAAGGGAAGCGCCTTTTGCAGCCTCCTCAACCTCTCCTAGACGCTCCTGACAGGCTTCTAGCTCCTGTTTTACGCTAGGAGTAGAGCCCCATCCTGAGACTGGATGACGGGAGATGCTAGCTCCGTCGAATACATCGCCATTCATAACGACCATCTTTGGCTTTAGTTCTTTGATGATCTTTACGAATGCGCGGTGAGCAGTGCTGATAATGCCGGGCCAGTAATGACAGTCAGACCCTACGATAATGATGCCATTCTGTAACTCTACGTTGACCCTGACATTGTTTTCTGGATACGTAACCTTAAAGTCAGGGCTATTCTTTGCTACAGCTTTAAGAGCAATTCCATTTTCACTCTCAATTCTTCTTCGTCTTGCATGGACATTTCTGTCAGAAATTCCTAATATTTTTGCTAATTCTGCTGCTGATCCGTGTTTATTCCACAAGGCAATAAATTCTTGCTCTGTGCAAGATGGTTTTCGCATGATCCCCTCTAATTAGTAAAACGATGGAATTCACCGCACCAATCATCCCTTGCTACTACCGGGAAGGTGCTATCAAAATCACTATCGCCCATATTGATTAGCACTGGTGGATAGCGTCTGCATAGACCAAGGTCTTCTTTAGGCTCTATGTCAAAGAAAGAGCAGGACTGACAAGCTGGCATACAGTCTGCGGGTAGTTTTTTAGGCATTTGGTCTTGCTACTGGATATTCAGGCTCTGAAGGAAGCATTTGAAATGACTCCACAGGCCATGTTCTGTTTTCACCATTTTCTAATACTGCCAGAATTGCGTTACCTCTCCGTGTCCAACAAAACCTTACGTGAGATTCAGTACCAAAGGCATAGCCATCATTCATTCCTAAGCCAGCACAATAATGATCCCTAGTGGTAATTACCGTCCATCCACCAGCATTATTCTTGAAACCTGCTGCCTGTGATTCTTCTGCAAAACTATAACAAGTTATTAGCGATAAGACAACGGCAAGTTTCTTCATGGCTACTCTCCTAAATAAAGAGCCTTTTCATGGTTTCGCCTCTTTACAAGGCCCGGTAATACCTTACCCCCACCTTTGGTGTACTTTAGGAACTCTTTAGCGGCTCCTTCATAATCACCTCGGTTATGTTTCTGCCTTAATGTACTTCTCTGTAGACACCCTAGCCCTACATTAAAGGAAAAGCTGACCAGCGCATCCAACTGCCCTTGACTAGCAATAACAGGACAATACTTGGATACGCCTCGTACAAACCGAGCAAGATCGGTTTTAAGAATCTCATCAACTTCCTCTTTAGAGAAAATACGGAAATGCTCTATCCTCAGTGGAAAATTAAACCTTTCAGCCATAGGCAAATTACCCTGCTCTGGGTAAAGAACATGACCGACACCAATAGTCCATAAGGCAGCAGGGCAACGATAAGGCTTATAACGTACCCCCTCATGGGCTTTGAGAGCAGAAAAGGCTTTGTCACTAATCATTTGCCAAAAGCCCGACCACCGAAATGGAACGCTATGATAGAAGCAAACAGAGCCTGAGTCTCGTCATCCCAAAGTTGTTCTGCCATTTCTTTAAAGGAAACACCCGCCTCAAATCCCTTATACGCCAGTACAGCATCTAAAGCGCATAGAAGGCCAAAGAAGCCATAAGTAATCACAGGACGTACCGAAGCCCTAAGATTCTTCATCCACTGGCTAGTGCCCTCACTGAGCTTCATATCGTGAGCATAAATAGCCTGTAATTCAGCCTGTTGAGCGCCAATTAGAGCCACTTTCTCGTCAGACGCAGATTGAACCTTAATCTCGTCTAGCTTAACTTCCTCGATACGCTGCTGGGCTGCAAATCCCTCTTTAGCCAATGCCAACTCACGCTCAGTCTGCATCTTTGCAAGCTCAAGCTCATGCTTCTTGTCAGACTTGTCTTGAAAGAAGTCTAGTATTTTGGGCAAACCACCCATTAAGAACGACGTAAAAGTAGATAGCAATGTAAGCATTAACCCCCCAAAGTAAACATCCAAACAATACCAACTATTATCGCAATGGAAACTATGCCACCTAGTGCTATAGCCAGTGCATCATGAATCACTTGTGCTTTCTTGGCCTTCTCTCGCCTAGCAGCCATCTCCAAGGCCTTGAGATGCAACTTATGGTCTGTCTCTCTCTGCCGACGATTAGCCCTAAGTTTCTCTAGCCGACCCATGAACTCGTCGTACAAACCGGGCTCCTGAAACTGGTAGATAAACATCTCTTTAAGGTCTTTGTAGAACTGCTTTAACTGCCTCTCAGCGACCATCATCTCAATGACTATTTCATAGTCACTGCGAGTGTCTTCATGGCCTTCTGGTGGGTTCTCTTGGAGTTCTTTAGCGTGTGCTATGCCTTCTTCTGCCTTACCAGCAGACGAAAAAAAACTGGTAAGCGCTCCTAATGATTCATGAGCAGACTTACCAGCCTCAGCGCATTCTCTGATCTCGTCAAACGCTTCTTTAGCGACATCAAAAGCAGCCTTAGCCCCTTTGATGACTATCAGGGCTGTAGCGACTTCTTTCATCCAGAACATTAGGCCCAATGCAGCAGCGCCTACAATCCAGAATATCTTTTTAACAACAGATCGACCAACTTCTTCATAGATTTTCTTGAAAGCTACTTCTGCGGCACGTTCCGCTATAGCTTCAATCTGGTCATCAGAGAGAGGCATTTTTTCCATAAGTCACTCGTAAAGGATGTTGGATATAACTTAATAACCAATATAAATAAATTAAGATGTTGTGCTTTTAATTACAGCAAATCCAATTACGATTGCTTCTGAAAGACTGCCAGCCGTTACGTTTCTAACATTTATTGTTGCTGAACCAGAAGAAGATTGAGCATTTAACGTATACGATCCAGCAGTTCCTCCTGATATGTGATTTAACACAAGTAAATCACCTGAACCTATTACGCTATTTGTAATAGTAAATGTAACAGTTGTATTTGCAGCCAATGCAGCGTTATTCATCGTAACCTGACCAGTTGGCTTGTTCAATGTTACAGAAGTTGATTTACTAGTTGCTTGAGTAACTGTACCGCCAGAACCAGTAACATAACCAAAAGACCCAGAATTTATTTCTATATCAGGAGTTGTTACACCATTTGTACCGTCAATAACTACTGGCATGATAACCCCCTCAGTTCATCTAAAGTCGTGCAGGTGTCTACTTGGCTAGTTATATCACGTAGACGCTGTTTCTCAGCCACAACCGCAGCCGTATCGCCATTAGACTCTAGCGCACGTTGAAACGCCACATCTTGAGCAACTAAAAGCGGAGCACGTTCAGCACGTAGCCGGTCTTTGGTAATCGCCTGTGCTTTAGCGAAGTCAATCGTAATCATTCGGTCACCTCAGTAAAGTCAGCCGTCCAAGCATTACGGAATGTACGGTCAGCCGGGATGTCAGCCGCATCGATAATCTTGTAAGGCTTGCCAGCAGGAATGTCTTTCATTGCCGCTTCAACCGATACCGCTGGAATGATGATGGAGATACCGCCATCGTCGTTAGGATAAATTATGCGCTTGTCCATGGTTAGTCCTTATTAGCGGAAAATTGCGACAGCAAAAATATCAACGTCAGAACTTGTGTTGCCTGCAGAACCATATGATCTAACCCTTAAAGAGGATGACGATACGTTCCCAGAACCATCATTTATTGTCCCAATAATATTTTGATCTGTTTGTGCACCGCTTGCGGTTCTCTGCACACCTAAAGAAAAAGAATAATTCGCATCAGGCATAGCAGTAGTAAGGGTTACTGTGTAATTACCCGTACCGTTATCCGTAATGCTTGACACATTAAACGACGCGCGAATAGCGACAGTTCCTGTACCGTTAAAGTTCACCCACGCACGACAGAACGTACCAATTTGCGTACCTGCGCTATCCTGAATAGTCGGTGGCGTATTGGCTACACCGTTCTTTAGCACCAGCGTACTTGTTGATGCTGCTTGTATGTTATCTGCTACGATAGTTCCAGCCATAATTGTTCCTTACGAAGATACGCCTTTAATAACGATAAAGTTCAAAACTATCGCTTCCGATAAAGACCCCGCGCTTACATTGGAAACAGTCACCGCAAATGATCCCGCAGCTATGCTATTTGCAGAAACTACATACGCCCCTGCGGTTCCAGTATTCGCATGGTTAATTACAACGCAATCAGTAGCTTCAACAGTTGAATTTGTAACTGTAAATGTTACTTCAGCAGCCGCAGCTAACGCTGCGTTATTCATTGTAATTTGACCTGTAAGGTTATTTAGGGTAACGCCTGTTGATTTTGATGTCGCTTGCGTTACGGCTCCGCCAAGCCCCGTGTAATAGCCTATTTTATTACTTTGCGTTATCGCAACCCCACCTGTGACCGCGGGAAGCGTCAATGTATTTGACCCAGCTACAGCGGGAGCCGACACCGTAATCGTGCCGCTAGTATCGCCTGAGAGAACTAAACTTGCCATAAATTACCCCTTAAACTATGACCCAACGGCTACCCGTCGGCAAAGTTACTGTTACACCAGTTGCAATAGTAATATCACCAGCAGACATAGCGTTCTTATTAGCCGTTATTGTATAGTCAACAGTAACACTTTGGCTATTTTCCACGAATACGGTATCACCACCACCACCTGTAGCCCCACCACCTAACTGACCCCATGCAGTACCGTTATAACCCTCAAACTGACTATTGCTAGAATTGTAACGAATCTGGCCTGTAGCAGCAGTAGGACGTTGAGCCGTTGTTCCAACAGGTACGCCAATAGCGCCAGTAGATGAAAAGGCAAGTCCGTTAGGTGTAGCTACAGTAGCGCCATTAAGCGTTAGGCTAGATGTAGATGCACTACCGAGAATTACGTTATTGGTAAAGGTAGATGTCGTACCAGAAACCAAAACATTACCAGTAACGCTTAAATCCCCGCCTACGGTAAAGTTATCGCCATCAGTACCAGACTGCATATCCTTTAGCTGTGCCATAAGCTCACGGATAGCATTGTTAATGCCACTAGGAGCACATCCTTCAGCAATGTTAATACCACCTATGTCAGTGTTATTAGCCGCTGTTGCGCTGTATTCGCTAACCTTGTTCTTTGCCATTATTTCACCTTATCTGTCTTTAATTTGACCAGATTGATATAAAAGAGAATAAGTCCTAGGATCAAATGCCATAGGAATTTTTGTAGCAGTTTCAGCACCCCTACCAAGCAATCCTAACCCATAAGCAGTTTCACCAACTACCCTAGGAGATGATACGGCAAGCGAACCAATAGCAGCAGGTAAGCCACCTAAAGAAAACGCGCCTAAGCTAGTCGGAAGTGACAAAGATCTTTGAATTCCTCTAGGCGTAAAGTCACTCAAAGTTTGACCTGCCAACGCAGAAGTAATATCCGTTCCTGACTGATTTAAAACATTAAGCAAATCTGCTCTTTGACCGTAATTTGTATTTACGTTATTGCGCATTATTGACTGCAATTTACGCAATCCAGTATCAACAGAAGCCTTTTTACCTAAACTCAAAGACCTTTCAATTTCTTTAATGAGCTCAGATGCCTCTGCATAATCCTTCATAACCTTTGAATAGGTTGGGGCTTGTGTTGAAATTTGTGATTTAATGGAACTATAAACATCACCAACAGCAGACCTAGCTGTTTTCTGCTCAAAAGGTATTGTCTCAAGAACATCATAAACTCGTTGCTTTAAAGCATCTATACCTTCTGGAGTATGATACTCAGCAGGATCAAGTTTTTTCCAATCTCCAACTATTTTTTGCACTTCTTTGAGTTTTTCTGCTGCTACAACATTCTTAACTTGGCCTTTGTATGATGTCTTGTTTGCAGCGTCTGCTAATGATTGATCTATTCCAGCAAAATCTAAAACTGTCTTGTCGTTCTTAATATCAACCATGCCAGATCTATACTGCTGTTGTTTTGCAGTATTCATGTTTGCAAGGTTTTGTCTTGCATCATTAAGAACATCAGTAAATGGCACAGAACCGCTTATATTTTCCCTAAACTGCTCCGCTTTTTTGCCACCTTCTCTACCAGATCTATAAGCTTCCTTAATAGCCTCAGAACCTACGCCAGTAGTAGCACCTAATGTTGGGGCTATCAATCCTCCAACTTTCTTAGTAGTGCCAACAACAGCTTTAGCTGTTAATGAGACGGGATCAACAAAAGATGCAACTTTTGCGAGTTTAGGGGCTACTGTTGAGCCACCCGTAAGAATTGTAGAAACATCAGCTAGAAAACCAGCAGGATCGTTAGCAATAGTTCTTTTGGCGTTTTCTATGCCGCCATATCTTTCTACATAAGCCTGACCAACTTTATTTGCAGCCTCACGCGATACTTTATCCTCGCCAACAACCTTAACCAACGATTCAGGCAAAATGTTCTGTAATCCACCAGCAGCAACATCAAGAATCGCCCTACCTGTTTGCAATGGGCTAGTAACTGCTTCCTTAATAGAACTAAAAACATTGCCTAATGACGATGGAAAGTTTTGAATTGCTCTTGGTATAACTTCAGACGTAGGAACGTATGACTGCTGCCTAGCATATTCCTCTAAGCCAGCAGTAGATACCTTATCTAATTGACCTGCATTCATGTACTCAAGGTCTTTTGTAGAAATTTTGGACAGATCCATTATGGCTTCCCTCCTTTTCTACGATTCAATTCCTCTTGGAATGGATTTTGACCAGAAGTTCTACTTGTATTTACTGCCGGAGTAGTAAGTATTTCGTCAAACTCACCTTTATAACCAAAGGTTTTAGAATATTCTACTGGGATATTTTTAAGGGATCTATTAGCAATAGCCAAGTAATTATCTAATTGTTTAATAAATTCATCTTTATTCATACCAACAGAAAGAGAAGCTCTAATTCTAGAAAGAGCATCCATTTCCTTTTCTGTAACGCTACCAACAGCACCGCCAGTTGGGCTAGCATCTCTCATTGCTTGTATTTCGCTAACAAATGTTCTTGTCAAAATATTTTCAAGCAAAGCATTTGCTGTTTTTGCATCTTGGTCTATAACCACGCCAGCAATAGTGCCACCAAGCAATGGGGAAAATCTGCCAGTCAGCGCATCAATATATTTAGGATTATTTTTTAGTGCTTGAGCAGCGTCGAGAGAGTCTTTAATGCTTGTAAGAGAATAATTAACAGCACTTTGCAATGGAGCCTGTTTTTCTCTTAACTCCATTTTTTTCTTAGGAGAATACTTAGAATCAGGCTGGTTAATCAAAGCATCTTTATTATATGAATAAAGAGCTTTCGTCTGTGGTGGAGCATTCTCAGGAGCTGCCAATTTTGGCGCAGCTTGAGTTGTTGTCTGTACATTAGTTGTACCAGCAGTTGTAGCAGCAGTAGTTTTTGCTGGAACAGTAGTTTTAACAGCAGTAGGTTCCCTAGTAACAGCAGGTTGAGGCGCAATTTCAGTAGTAGTAGTTCCACCAGTAATAAAATTAGCTTTACCAGAAGGCAAGCCTACACCAGCGCCTGTTTCAAACTGAAGCTGTCTATTTGTCTGTTGCAACTTAGCTACCTGCTCTGCATTAGGCGCATTTTCAAAACGCAATATCTCAGCAAGTTGCTCGCCATTAAGTTGAGCTCTATCAGTAACTCCAAACTTCATTTGAGCAAATGTAGCTGTATTTCCTTCTAGCTTTCTGCCTTTTTCATCTTCTTGCAGTCTTGTATAGAACCTTTCAACAGAAGAACGGATACCAGAAGAATCAAGAGTACCCGTCTGTGCCAATTTCTCAACAGCGTCAATTTCTCCGTGATACTTTTTAGGTAACCCGTCTTTTATTGATTTAAAGTCGTATTCCATAGCTGCAAGGCGATTCATGTCCTTTTGCAGCGTTTCTTTTCTACCCTCAAGGGTTTTAATTCTGTTATCTGCGGCAGTCGTATTTACACCAACTAACCGGTCAATTTCAGAATTAATACCATCTATTTTGGATTGCAGTTGACCAACTTTGCCACGATCAGCAACAACTGTCGTAACAGGAAGTGCATTTCCTTCTGCATCAAATTGCGGAGTTTGCTCTGCTGGAGGCTGAACAACAGGAGGCTCAAGCTGCTTACGAGAAGCAAGCTCCATCAGCTCCTTTGCCAATCCTTCATTCTTAAGAGCAGAAGCCCTAAACGACCTATTGCGCAACTCATCAACTGATTCGTTACCAGTCAGTTTCGACAAATTAGTAAGCTCAAGCACATCGGCTTGCTGCATATACGAATCACCAATTGCTTTAAAGTTAGGGCCACCAGCAAGGTATCTTTGCCCCAA